CTTGGCCTACGATCTCTTCAGCTTGCCGTTGTGCTGTTGTCATAAAATTCAAACTGGCTCTGATTCAAGGGGTAGACACACTGAGGAAACGCCCGCCGCAGGATCTCCCTGCGTACCACAACGCCAGTTAGTTATTTGAGTTTAGCCATGTAACCAAGCGTGGCTACAATTAGCTTTCTGGTTTCAGATTGTATTTCGGACATTCTATCGTAGCTCGCCTGCATTCTTTTGAGTGCAGCCTCCATACGTTTTAAGCTATTCTGTTTTGTCTGTTCTTTCATTTGTTGTATCTCCTTATTTGTTTTCTAACTCAATCGCCTTTTGCGATGCAAGCACAATATCCTGCGCTGTGATATTCCGCAGGGCGTTACACCAGTATTGAGTTCGAGGTGTCTTGTTGCTCGCATCCTTACACTTAGCTTGAGGCAACCCAGCGTGCGGACGGCAAGGCGCGTGCGGGCAGGTATCTGGCTTGAACACCGATACGTTCTTACTATAATAAGTCATTCTGTCGGCGGGGTCGTAGCTGCCCCACAGCGACACGCACGGCGTATCCAACCCAGCAGCCATATGGTTGACACTACTATCTGGCGCAACAACAAAGTCAGCCCCGCTAATAATCGGGAACAGCGAGCGCACAGCCTTGGTGCAGTTGAATAGGTCGATTACTCGCGGATGATCCACTTTGAAGTTGTTTGAATTATCTAGCCCGATAATCACAGCGTGATGTTTCGGATAAGCCTCAAGCAACGCCAGCACCGCCTCCTGTCCCATCGTTGGCGGGTAGGTGCGGGTAGGACCAGAACTGCTAACGTGGTAGGCAAAGAACGGATCTGGCAACGGCCACTTGCCCATCGCCTTTAGCTCTTCGTGGTCTGGCTCGATGAGATGGAGAACTGGCTTACAATACTTCGCCATCGTCTTCTCATGCCACACACCCATCCACTCGTAGATCCTCTGGTAGCAGTTGCCAGGACCAGTGCCTAGCTTCGTGTTACCCACCTGCCCGCTGAACAAATCGTCAGTCGGAACGTGTGCATCAAATGAATCCCACGCTTCCAGCGAGGACGGCAACGGCCACAGCTTTGCCCCCAGCCCAGCGTAGAGAGGCAGGTTACGAGCAGGAGCGTAAACCTCCACAACCCCGCCCGACTCTTGCACCAAGTAATTGACGAAGGCAGTAGCGATGATTGCGTCACCGATTGCACCAGCGCGGTAGACGGCTGTTGCACCACCAGCAGCGCGCCCTTTGTAGTAAGGCTTGATCTTATGTGGGCAAGGGATTGAATCGTCCCAAGTTGGTCCAGTTAGCTCATCGGGCAGCACATAGGTGGTGCGTGGGTAGAGCATATTGTCATCGACCTTGTGAATTGCGTTTGTGTTATTTGTCCATAGTTTCATTTGGCCTGCCTTTCTATTTTGTTTTTTCTACTGCGTCAATCCTTTTCCCAATCCAAGCCATGCACGGCACAGCCATAGAGTTACCAAGAGCCTTGTATCGTGGCCCATCGGGGCATTGATCCGCTGGCTTGTTACGCCAAGGAATCATCGTGTGGTCATCGTTAAAGCCTTGGAGTCGTTCGCATTCTCTTGGAGATAGCCTGCGTACTGCCATTGAGCTTTGAGCAATCACATTGCTAGGTCTGCTCGGCCTATTCTCGCCCTCTGCTCTAAGTGTTCCAGCCTTGCTGTCTTCCATCCAATACCCTTGACCAGACTCACGCATAGCAATTGCCACCTGATTATCCCCCATCTCCTTCCGCAATGTCGGAGATAGTTCTTTTACAAATCTGCTCTCGCTGCCTTCTCTCGTTGCAATACCAGGCTCAAATGCAATCGCCTCCTGCACCAACGGCACATTCCCGCCACCCGTTCCATATCGTGATACGCAACTAGGAGCGACATCGTGCGGGCCAGTTACTCGGCTGTCGTTGGGATGGTTCTCGTATAAGACAGCGTGCTTGTCACCCTTAGTCAAGGTGGGGCAAGGATCACCTGGCTTACCCACTCCAAGTCCATTGCCCTTTCCGTCTTGCTTATTTCCCCGCTTGCCAGCGTTGCGGGTGGCTTGATCGTGGATTGGAATTGGAAAGTAAAAACTTTCAGCTTGTTGGGTTAATTGTTTGCCAACTTGTTTTGCTAGTCCGCAGTCAATCGTTGCACATACATCTGGTATGCCAGCGTTAATCGCTTCGTGAACTGCCTTGATCTCCATCAAGGCTTCGTCACTACACCCTCCTCGACTTCCTTTGCATTGGGTGATTGTTGGGCTGACTCCAACGCTTGCTTCAACATTGGTGGCAACTCCTTGCCTCGTTTCTCGGCTCGGCGGAGTATCCCTGCGCACGCTTTCGGACTCAAATAAAACCTTTGCGGCAAGACTCCCTTCTCCAAGATGTGCGACAACGAACACACGTCTGCGTCTTTGGGCCACTCCGAACCATTGAGCGTCCAGCACTCGGTACGCCCACTCATACCCCAGCTCCCCCAACGCTCCGAGGAAGGAACCAAAATCTTTTCCTCCGTTAGATGACAAGACACCAGGGACATTTTCCCAGACAAGCCATCTAGGTTTGAGACGTTCAGCGATTGCAAGGTATGTAAGCATAAGGTTGCCTCTTGGGTCTTTGAGTCCTTGCCTAAGTCCTGCGACTGAGAAGGATTGGCAGGGTGTGCCTCCGACCAGAAGGTCAACTGATCCGCTTTGTATATTCCATTTTTCATATTTACTCATATCTCCTAGGTTTGGTACTTTCGGCCAATGATGCTTCAATACCGCTGACGGAAATGGTTCTATTTCTGAAAACGCAACTGGCTCCCATCCGATAGGCTCCCAAGCCTTGGACGCTGCCTCAATGCCAGAACATACGGATAGGTACTTCATTCCTCACCCACTACTTCCTTGCACACCAAGCTGGCCGCATCCACCATCGTTATGATTTGTATCATATCTATAGCGTGTCCGTGAGTCGCGCGATCCCTCTCAACTGCAAGCTTATTGCGTGCAATTGAAAGGATCTCGCGCGCCCACTTGAGCCTAGCTTTAGACTCGACTTGCATTACGAACCAGACCGCATCCTAAACTTGCGTGGCTTGCTCTTGCCTGCTGCTGACAAGGCAATGGCAATCATCTGCTCGCGTGAGCGAGGCTTACCGCCTGCTCCACGCTCGCTACCTTTTCTGCGATTATCCCTAGCCAACTCACTCATATTTTTACTTACGTCTTTACCTAGTGGCATTATGACCTCCTATGCTGTTTCTTCACCAACCACATCATCCCATGTGGCTTGCTCTCCATGCCAGACCTGCGACTGCGTCCGCAGCCAGTTAGGTTTCTCGCTTGGAGTAGTGAAGCTTGATTCTTTCCAAAGAACATTGTTACCTGGAACAGCCGTGATTCGTCCATTATTAAGCGCAATAAAATGGTGTGACTTGGTTTGGCTTGGAGACATTGAGAATCCATCTCCGTAAGGCTCGGCTGTGAATAGGTAACGGCCAACCTCCCAAGTCTTCTTGCTGGCGATCCATACCTTGCAGGACAATCCCATCAGATAATCGTATTCAATCGTTGTGAAGTTCCAGCCAAAACAATCCCAGCGTTGGGCATCGTTAATGTCCCAATCCATAATTGCAATCTCGCCGTGCATCAGAGCTTGAAGTGGTAAGCCTCGGTACAGCGCGCCGCACTTGAGCATAACCGTGCAACCCCAGGCTCGTCCAGGTATGGCAGTCAGCCCAAACCACACAGCATCCCCTATCTCTTTATTCTCTCCATCCGATACAAAGGTCAAGTCAACCTTGACGTAGTGATGGCGAGGCAGATTAGCAGCGTGGGTCATCGCCAAGCAGGTCCAGTAAACCAAGCCACCAACACCCAGCGTGTACCCCAGATAGGCGCACGCGCTCTATGTTCGATGTAGGATGGAAACCAGCAACCTGCTCCCTGCTCGCGGATGAACTTTGCGTTCTCGATGTCGGCCTTTACTTGCAAGCCTCCGCCCAGGTACTCGGATGGCTCGGAAAGATTAACCACAGCAGTCAACTTGCGATCCGATCCAGTAAACGTATCGTAGTGCCACCAGAACTGTTGGAGTGGATTGTATTTTAGAATCTGCAACTGTTGTACGCCAGTAATATCAAACCTCCAATGTTCTTCGTTAATGCTTACAGTAATCTCACGCATGATATTGTAGATCCAGTTATTGTGTTGGGCGTAAGGTATCCAGCAAGACGAGCAACTTCTGGCAAACGACCTGCGAGTAGTTCCATCCTTCTTCAAGACAGTCGCACGCTTCATCCCGATCACTTCAGCATCCTGGCGCAGCATCTCGCACTGCGTCTTGGTTAGGACGTAGCGATCTACCGAAGCGGTTAATACCTTCTGCTTAAACTCGTTCATTTGAGTTCCTCGCATAGTTCAAGCAACGCCTTGTTTAGCGCGTACTCGAAGCAAGCCATCTTATCTTTAGCCAAGTGCTGACGGCCAGCCTTTGCCAACGCCTCGTAAAGATCATCGTCAACATCAAGCATTACCCTTACGGCTTTTTGCTCCAATGTTTTTACCAAAGTTATCTTTCTGTCTTTCTTTTTCATAGGTCCAATTCCTTTCTTATGTAATCAATCAGCTTGAAGATGATGTACAACGCACAGTAGATTGCCGATAATGTCATCGAACTGTAAAGGATAAAAGAAGCAATTACCCAAACTATCGCGCCGAGATCAAGTAGGCAGAACATAGTCGTTTTCCTTTAGCTTCCGTAGCAACGTGCGGTTGTCGATCTGCACCCCACTAGCTCTGCACCACCAAGAGACAACGCCAGTCTTAAAA